CTGGGCATGTGTACCCGATACAGGTAAATGTCACTCGGTGCTTGAGTTATGTTTAGGGTGGGTGACGCCTCGTCGCCCGTCTTGTAGTCCACATAGATTTGCGCCTCTGCCTCATGCGCTCCCATGTACTCGCCCAGGTACATAAACCTGTACACCCTGTCCTTTTTCAGTATGCCCGAGGGGGAGATAAACCCGGTGTCGACAACCATGTCGTAGTTTGTGCTGTTGTCCTGAAACACCGTTGTGGATTGCTCCCACTGCTTGCCATCTGCCGTCAGCCTTTGAAAGCTAGACCCGTTGTAGACTTCTGCTATCTGGTGAGCGGATGACGTGTATGCAATGGTGTACCTGCTCCACTGCTGGAAGTAGTAGTTGTAGATAAGGTACTGGTCAGAGCCTGACGACGTTCCGGCGTTCGACAGCATAATCCTCACCTCGTTGGTGGGATCATGGCGCAACATGTTAACGGCCAGCTTGCTGGTCCTGTCTTCGACCGAAGCACCAATGTAGTTGATGCTCATATCTCTTCCGACCAGATAGATGCCTCGCTCCCCTTGGTAGAATATGCCCACAGGAGAGTCTGTGTGGGCCGCTCCTGGCTTTGCGCCTTGCCCTGATGCAAACAGTCGAGGGGCAGGAAACGCGCCTGCACCGAGCCTGTCAGGCCCTCTCCCCGACACAAAGAAGCCATTGTCCTCGGTGAACATGACGAAGTGGTCAAGGTTGCCCTCAATGGCCGTTAGCTTTGATGCGTCACCTGGAAAGTTGATTTGAAACTCGGACGTGTCGGCAGGAAACCTGACAGCTTCACCATCTGTCAGAGGGACGGACATATAGACGTTATCGTCAATCGCCGCTGCAAATACCTTGTTCTGGTGTTTCACCAAGTCAGTGCAAGACCCAAAGCATCCTGATTGGGCTGTTCCATCGGTGGTGTACAGGGGCTCTGCGTTTACCACGTTAGCGTGGTCTGGGGGCATATCTACAAACGCAATTTCATCCTGAAGCCCCGTGGCTCCAATCTCATTCAACAAGGGAAGAGACCCTACTTCGTAGAAGATGTTTCCATTGCTTTCAGTTCGATAGACAAGAATGTTCACGCCCTTGCCCGTTGGCGTGTGCGTGGCTCCTCCAATCGTATATGACTCGGTGATTCCGCCTTTTCTTGTTAGTGCAGGGGGAAGCGGCCTTACGTAAACCAAGACGCGATTTGTATTGTAAACAGCGCTGATTGGAACAGACCCGCTTGACCCGTTTGGAAAGGTTAAAACCTCATCATTGGCGTACCCTGAACCCTGAGAAGTAATGCTATTTACGGACTGAACAGCTCCGCCAGAAACGGTTATGTTAAAAACTGCGCCCGTTCCGCTCCCGCCGCCCATTGTCACGTCAAATGTGCCGTTTGTATACCCACTGCCTCCAGTAACGGCGCCCACGGTCTTTACGCCGCCTGTCGCGATGGTGACCTCATTGAAAGGAGCTGGAGCAGAGCGATAGATGTTTCCGTTGCTATCGCCCCATTCGTAGATGACCGAGTACTTTAGAACTAAACCGTTTGTGAATCCCCGAACCGTTCCGCCCGCAACGTAAGTGTTTGCCGATGCCCCTGATTGAACAAGACGAGATATGCTGGGCGAAACAACAAAGTCGTTCTCAAAGATTCTATCCCCATCATACCCATGCAAGACTCCGCCCGTTAAAACAAGCGAGCCGTCCGCGTCAGCGCTTGCAATGGCTCGATCTGGGTCGAAGTCGCAAGTGACCAAACTAACGCCGAAGATGGTGTCAGGGTCATAGTTATGCGTGGTTGCCGCAACGTCTTTGGACGTGTTGATGTACCCCGCAAAACGAGATGCTCCAAACCTATACTTGTTGCTGGAGGCGTCTTTTAAAACCCTTTGAACTCCAAACCAAAGCCTACGGTTAGACTGAACAGAATCGCCGTCATCGGCAAAGGTATACTGGGCAGGGTTTAGGGTCACATACTCCGACGTCACACAAGTCGCACATTGCCCCATCTTTGTTGCGCCAATAATCTCCCCGTTGTGATTTACAACAGCGAGCGTATTGGACAGGCCTCTTCTAAGCCTGAAATCAGGCAAGATGTCCTCGCCCAAAAGATTGTCGTTAACCACCGACATTGCAAAGTAAAGACTGGAGCCGACCCTGAACGCATCCGATGTAATCGTCGAGCAGTAACTCATCTTGTCCTTGTAGACGGATATGGACGATGAGGAAATTGATGAGATTGTTCTGCTGCTTATGGATATCTTGTAAATCCTGGACCAATGAGGCGAGACCCTGTCAGCAGCGCCCGCCTCCGCCGTAATGGCCGATGCACCATTTACCAGTGAGACCGGAACATAAATATCGGTTGCACCGTCAGCCAATGTGCCCGCTGTGCCAGCTAAAAGAAATAGATGACCCGAGCCCCCTTGATCGTTTGTTGCGTCAGTAAAACTAACTTGATTCGCTAGATTGTCGCTTAGAAGTGTTATGTGGACCTTTGCCGTTCCGCCCACATTCGCAGTGCATCCAAACACAATAGCGGCGGTTCCAACCGCTGCGCTATCGCTCAAGGTTTTAACAAATATCTCGCTCGGCAAGACCGTGTCGGGGCCTTTTGCATACTGAGCAAAGGCGGCTGTAATGCTCACCGTGGCGACGGTTGTTCCGTTAAGGGCGGTTCCTGAGACCTCCAGGTACTGAATCTTAAACGCCGAACCTGTGAAATAAGCCAAGACGCCGCCGCTTGCGAGTGTTTGTGTGCCGGCGATATCAACGGAGAATATCGGGTAAGTTGCATCCAAGGCGATGTCTACGCCAGAGCCACCACTGGTGTCTTGCAGCGTTGCACCCGCCGTCTTTCCTTGCGCCACTGTTGTCGACGACGTGCAGTCAATGCTTCGGTACGTTATCTTGTTGGTCGATGGGTCTTGATAGATGAAGAATATTCGATTTGAGACTGCAAGGCATTGAGGCCTGGGGATGTCATAAAGCCTGTTGGTACCCGTGATTGCTATGTCGTAACCAGCCAAAAGTTTGTTTGACTGTATGATGGTGCCGGTTTCTATATCTTCGGCATCATACCTTACCTGGTATTGGTTGGTCACAGCGCCAGAGCTAACCGAAGGATAAAACTGGTACTCAGCCCAGACATAAACCCTAATACCGTTTGCTTCTGCTATCTGCGCATTGCCCTGGCGACGGTCTGGGACTCGGCGCTTTACCTTGTTCTCCACCGTCATCGGCACAAAGGTGCCCTTATCTACCAAGACGTTTGTTGTCGGGGGTGCCGTTATCTTCGAGTACGCCCGGTTGCCATCAAATACCAGTGTCTCGTTTTGATACTGAACAATGCCAACACCAGAGGAGATAGAGCCCGAGTCGCCAACCGAGCCTCCGGTCCCTGCTGCAACGTAGTTTTGCGTGCTGTTTGTCAGGACAAACCCGCCGCGCTTTCTTAATTGACCTGTTTTCTCAAAATGAACATTGTCCGCAGCCTTGAGCGAATCAATGCCAAGAGAAGGCTCTGACGCCTTTTCGTTTATGCCCTTTGCCAGCGGGAACGACAATGTCTTCTTTTGCAGAGCCATCAAAACACCCACAAGCTAATGATTGAGTTTGCCGCCATTTGCAGTGGCAGGTAGTTTTTAGGGTCAACGTTTTCTTCGTTCTTGATAATAACAGTGCCTGCCACTGTGGTGGACACAACAATATACCCCTTAGGCTTTCTGTTGAGCCCATGGTACACGCGAAAGGTTTCGCTGCGGGTTACCTCGATGTCCTCAAACAACCGGCCCGCAATGATGCCTGATTGCTGAAGCTCGCTTGCAAACAGCTCTACCTTGTCCTGAACCCTGTTCAGGTCGTAGTCTTGGGTTCTATATCTTTCAACCTCGACCATCAGTAGCTCTTGTAGTTGATGTGGTCGTCAAGGTAGACGCCAGTTCTGACGTCGGTAATTTTGGAAGACTCGCCCGCGTCTCTATTTGCGGATGCCGCCTCAAGCCGTTTGCGCAATTGCTCTTTGTAGATCATGTGAGGCTGAGTGTTGGACTCTTCCTTCATCAAGCATTTGATGGCGGCATCTACCACCAAATACTCCTCGTAGCCTTTTGCGATTTGAGGAGCAAGGCTGACAATCGTTGCGCTGGTCGACCCCGCATCAAACTGTTGAGCTTCGGGAATATAGTGCAGCTTTGCAGTTCCAGATGTTGCCGGAGAAGGAATAAACTTAATCTTGTTTCCTTGAATGGCGTATCTGGTGTCTGCGATTCTGGATGCTACAATTGCAGGCGCATTGTACATGTTGCGCTCTTGGAAGGTAAATCTCATCATTCGGTAGGTTAAACCGCCGGATGTAAAATCAACCCCAAGTGCTTTATAGAAGTCTGTTGGAAGTGTGCCTGGGTTGTCGGCGGGGAGCGTATAGTCTCCAGACTTTGGGGACTCAGAGCTGTCTTTAACGTAGTAGTCTTCATACTTCGTCACCAGAAGATCGTGAATCTCTGCCATGGCCACGTTGATGTAGTCGACAACTTCCGAGTCTGAAACAAAGGTAGAGCCCACCATGTCAGCCCGCTGTCTTACGCGGGTGATGAGCTGGGCGAGGGTGGTAGTGTTATTCGGCATCCAGCCCTCCAATAAAGGACCGGGGGCTTTCGCCCCCGTCCAATTAGTTCATACTGACGTCGTAGAGGTCCTGTAGCGCTTGCGCTACCATCTCTCCGTCGCCATCCGCGATAGCCTTGAGGAAAGCATCTCCTGCTTCTTTCTTGGCCATCCTTGAGTAGCCTTCACCCTCTTCTTTGCCTTCGGATGACTCCTTGGCTTTGTCGAGGATCATGACCGCCAGGTTACCTTGGTCGGGCATTTTAGGCTCCTTAGGTTACACTGCTGTTTTTGAGCAGCAACATAAAAGTAAACTCACCATCTGCTGGGGTCGCGTCTGCCGTCCCCGCAGTATCATGGGCTGCAAAAGTTACTGTTTTTGCGCTGGTGACATCATGCGCTTTTAGCCGCATAAAGTCATCGTCATCAGCACCGGCAATATTTAGAGTAGCACCTGCATGGAGCAGCCCCGAATACTTGTCATCCAGCGTGATAATTACCACACCCGTCGAAAAGTCTCCGACAGTAAAGCCTGCGCCATCAGCAACTGTGCACTCACCGCTACTCACTGTGACGCGACCTGCAATAATTTTAAGCGCGCGCTCTAGCGCTTGCACGTTTTTAAAATCACGACTAGCCATAACTCATCTCCTTTCTTGGGTCTGAATTAAGCCAATGCGATTCGGCAGTTGTAACCAGGTGCGTTGCAAGCCAGGTTTCCGTAGTACCCGAGGCGTACCTCGTAAGCATCTGCCGAATTTTCTCGAAGCATTTGGTTGTTGTCAAAGTCAAGGAACATTGGAGCTTCGCCCAAAGTGTTAAGGCTCCAGGTATCAAGCTGAAGCATCCACGCAATGTTTGGTTGCGCGTTTTGGTCAGGAATAATATCAATGATTCCTCGTGGTCCACGAAGAGCAATTGACGCAAATCCCATATCAACGTCACGAGCCTTAACTTCGCCGTACACAACCTTAGAGCTAAGAGCTTTTTCAATGTTTGCAAACGTCTTGAAGTCAACAAAGCAGTGAGTAGGAGCGCCACCTTCTCGACTTACGAGAGAAGCGCCTTCGATAAGAGCTTCTTCAATCGGAAGAGCGGAGCCGTCAAAACGCTGACCACCGAGACGAGACACGTCTGTGCTTCGGTCTTGGCTAAACAGGGTCTTGTTGTTTGTATCCAGAACGCGAGGAACCCACGCTTCTAGGCCGCTAATTTTAACATTCAAGTCGCCCTTTTGAAGCACTTGGTTATGAAGCGCCGGCGAACCTGTTGTTCCCGAAACAGTAAACGTGCCCGCCGAGCGGTCAACCGCTGTAACCGTAAGGTCTCCACCAATCTGGTTTAGTGGATCTGGCTTACGGAATCGTGAATCCGTTGTTGATGTGGTTTGATGCTGGAAAACATTGAGCACCATGCCAACTTCAAAGTTGGTAATGTCCTCGGCGTCAGTGAGCGTATATGTACCACTAGACTCGCTTGAGACGGTTCCGATAGAGCCTGTCCCGTCCCGATACATTGACGTAGCCAAAGACCGAGTTAGCGAGTGCATTGCGCCGTCAATCTCCATGGTGGCGTAGCGCAAGAAAGCATCGCTGTCTCGCTCCGTAGCCTTGATGGACTCGCCGGTAATGCTTGCGAATGAGTAATCCTTCACGCGTGTCAGTACAAATTGACCAAGCGAGGATGTAGAGTCTACGCCCTGACCGCTAGCGAATGTTGCACTTCGTCGCTGCGGATTTCCGAAAATCAACGGAATGGGCATATTCTCGCCGCCGAACTTTGTGTACTTCGGCATAAGGGCGAGAAGCGGATTGTCTTTATAAACCATGTTCTGGACGCGAAGGGGCTTGTAGTGCTCCTTCAGCGCCTGGGTAACTGTTGCAATGTCGAGCGCCATTTCTTAACTCCAGTAAGTGCCGGTTATTCCCAGCGTAAAAGCGAGGCAGCGCGCTCCAGAGACTTTTCTTTGCTCTCTAGGGCACCGCTAGACGGTTCTGTTTTCTTAGCAGTGTTTTCATTGCTAAGTGTTTTTGGCCGTGATGATTTCGCTGTTTCGGCTTCTGGAGTCGCTTCTTCTGTTTCGGGCTCTTTTTGACTAGTGGCCCGCCACTTATCTTGCAGCTTCTTGCTGCTCAGGTATCGCTCTGCTTCGGATTCAAAATGGCTTTCAACCATTTTTGCAGCGTCTGAATACTCCATGATCTCTTTCGTGCGGATGTAGTGCTGTTGCATAACTTCCGCGACGAGACCATAGGCATCATTCGACTGAATGAATTCGTAGTCACCACCATCGTCAACGAATTGCTTTACGTTGTCAATTAATTTGTTGCGGGCCGCCTGGGCCTGGGCCTGCTCGCGTTGCTTGTTTTCCTCGTTGTAGGCACCTTCAAGCTTCTCGATGCGAGCACGCAAAGCCTCGTTTTCGAGCTTTAATTTCTGGTCAGCCGTGGGCTCACCCTCGTTGATGACCTGCTGCGTCAAAGCATCGTAGTCAATCCCCAGTTTTTTTATCGCCTCGTAGGGGTTTTCTTTGGCTAGTGACTGAATTCCCGAATACTCATTTTTGTATCCCTGGACTTCGTTGTACTGGGCCTCAAGCTCCTTGAGCCTCGCCTCCCTGCTGCGCAGCTCCCTCTCTCTTCTTGCAATCGCCCCAAACTGACGAGAAAAGTCTGGCTTCTCTTCGACGGCTTCGGCGACTTCGGCGGCTTCCGTTGCCGCCTCTTCGACCGCCTCTTCTACAACCTCTGCCGGTGGTGCTTCCTGCTGCTCTTCCATTTAAATCTCCTATGTTGGCATTGGGGCGGCCACTTGCTCTTGGGCCGCCTCTTGTCCTGATAAAGCGTTTGGCCGGGCGCCCTGCTGGGCAACATCTTGCTCCATTGGTGGCGCTGCGGCCTGTTGCTGCATTGATGCGAGCATTGCGATAGAGTCCTGCAAGAACCTGCGCAGCAAATCGAGCCGAACCTCAGGCACGTTGTCTATCTTGGCCTTGAGATAGGCTGATTGGACCATTTGGATGCCCATCGCCAGGTTCATAAACGGTTCCGGCGGATTGTAGCGTCCATTGCTGATTGCTTCGTCAATAATCTTGTTAAAAAGCTCCTGAGAAGCAGTCGCCAACTGGTTTACGGCTTCCAGGTCGGGGTAATCGAGCAGGGCGCGAGCCTCTTGCTGGGTGACCATGCCCGCTTGCAGCATTTCGATGACTTTTTGGAGCTTTGCGGCCGGTGTTGTTGGCAGCAGCGACGTTGGATAGACCTTCATAACGTATTCTGCGCTCTCTAGGTCTATTTCCTTCCAGTTGATGCGCTCTATGTTTTCATCGCCATGGCTAAACACCTCATAGGCGTCTCCGCGCTGTGCGACATCTCGTGCGATGTCAATCATCTGCTCTGCGGCTTCCAAAAAGAGGTTTTCGTAATCTTTGGCGACCATGATAAAGCGCTCGGTCTCAATGTCTTGGAACTCACGCAGCGCTACACCGGACTCAAGCCCGGCTGGCTTTTTGGACTGCGCAGCAAGCACGCTGACGCCGGCAATCTCGTATGCACGAGTAAACAGCCGGTCTAGGTGTACAAAAATTTCCCCAGACACTGTCTTGGGTACAAAAAACGTTGGTGGTGTTCCGGCATACTCAATGATGCCCCAAATCTCGTTGTTGATGTGTGCCTTGGAGATTTTAGAGCCTGCTTCGACAAAAACCTTCGGCGTGGCCAGGTGCATTTGCTCCTGAATCATGCGCAGGAGCTTGTTGATTTCTACCTGAATGCCGGTGAGCTGTTCGGCTAACCCTTGGCCAAAAAAGCCCAATAGGCGCTCGGTCCAGCGGATAAAGCAGAACGGGAAAGAGTGTCGCTCGTAGGAGTCATCCATGAGCGTGCAATTCTCAATAGCTATTACATGTCGTCCATCGTTAGACTTCTTGGACGACGGGAGGTGCCACGCTTCGATGCATACAATCTGCTCACTAGCATGATTGTACTGAGTATCATCATCTTCATAATTAGACGCTTCATAAATCTTGTCCTTGGCCTCTGGAAATAAAGCTGCCAGTACATCCTTAGAGACCAGCTTCTGTTGGAACATCTGTCTTGGTTCTGAGTATCTGCACTCAAGATCGTCGATGATAATCTCATCAATAAAGACCCTCTCAACCTTGATGTCTCCATCTTCTTCAAAGACCTTCATGGCCCCGGTGCCAAACACGCAGGCGTCCAGGAATACCTTAGGCGCGACCTTGTAGATGCCTGACTCGTAGAACTGGCCCTCGGTAAACTTGGTTAGGAGCTTTGCCTTTTGCTGCATGCTCCAGTCGCCACCGGATGTGAGGTAGGTTGCCATGGGTTTTGCCTTGGCCACCCGCGCTGTCACCGTGTCGCACATCGATTGGATGATGTTGAGCGTAACTCGGCTCTTGGTGTTCTTCACCATGGTCATCGAGTTTTGTAGGTCTGACAAGAATGCGTTGCCGTAGAGCCGCGCATGGTTAAAATTGTCTCTTTTTCGGTACTTCTGGTTCTCTGTCAGTTGTTCAACCGTGTCAAAAACCATCTCATGCGGGTCTGTCTGGACGTTCCACCAGTATGTGCTCGGCTTCATTTATTCACTCCACTGAATAAAAAAGGTCTTCTTCATCATCTGGAATGCTCTCATCCACCAGAGCCCCCACAGGCACGGCCTGACTATAGCGCTGGCGCGGCTTTTCCCAGAGTTCTACTTCTATATCACCAACCCTCAGACGCTTGAGCCCGTGCTCTTGTGCCAGGGCTATTATCAATTCAACGTCCATTCTGATTCCCACCAGTCTTTCTCCGGCTCATATATCTTGTCTTCGATGCGCTGCATAATCTTGAACTCTTCTTGGGAGTATCCATCAGGGACGTAGTCTGTGTCGTCTTGAAATGTGTAGTGGCGGCTCTCCCGCCAGGCATAGAGGCAGGCATCGGACAGGTGGTTGTCAAACCGAGGGTCTTCCTTGCGTCGGTCTTCGTCCCATTGTAAAACATCCCATTCGGCTAAGATGCTTTGGTCTAGTACCTTCACCCTGCCTGTCGCTAGATCGTCGTTCATTAGCTCTATGTAGCTGCCCTTGTTGCGCTTTTCCGCAGCCTTCAAGGGCAGCGAATAGCGCTTTCTAAACTCCTCGACAATCGACTTACCCAGGCCCCCGGTATCGGCCACCATGGTCGTAAACCCATAGATAGCGTCCATATCCCGTATCGCCGCCGCAATATCCACCGGCAGCATGTGGCTCTTCTTGAATGCATCGACAATGTAGAAGTCAGGCAAGTCCCGACAAAAAGCCCCCACCACCAGCGCCGTCGCATCTTCGTACCCAAGGTCAATCCCGAGCACGTACTCAAAATCAAACTCATCTAGGGGTACAGACTCGACTAAGTTCTCTTCGTTGTATTTGTAAATCAGTGAGTCATCCGAGCGCACCCACTTGCCC